AATATGTCAAAAAGTAGACAAGCACAATTACTCTCTTTAATTGAAGAGGGCAATGACGAAGCAAAGGCAGATTTATTTAAAGAGTTTCCGGGTCTTTATAATAGAATGTTTGGTTTTGACCCTCAAGAGGAAGATCCAACAATAGAGATTGACCAAAGTTTTGAAACTGGTGGGGTTGCAAAAGGTGCAGGAAAAGGTAAACGTTTTATCGCACGCGGCTGTGGGGCCGTTATGTCTGACAGACGTAAGAAAACTTTGTATACTTAGGAGATTAATATGAGAAAAAAGAAAACATATGCGATGAAACGTAAAGGCGGTGCCGTTAAGAAAATGATGAAAAAAGGCGGTGCAGTGAAAAAATTTAAGCCGGGCGGAAAAGTTACCGCTGCTAAATCTGCAATGGCAGGATCTGCGATAGGAGCAGGTGCAGGTATGATGGCAGGCATGACAGTAGCCAAAGCTACTAAGTTCTTAAAAAACAAAGGTTTTAACGTAACAAAGAAGACAAAAGGCCCCAGATAACTTGCCCTACTTACAGAGTAACATCCCGCATTTTAAATGTTGGGTGCGAAGAGAGTATACACATAACCATGAAAAGTATCATGGTGAGTTTTTGCACGCTATGGCTATTGCCGTCACGACAATGCCGAATAGATGTTTGTCTTTTCAAGTAATATTTACTGGATGTGAAAATGATGACGAGGAGCCGAATGTGCATGGTGGTGCAATGTGGGCTCGTATGCCGATTACTGCTCTGGTTGGCGATTTTGATTTTGAGGGGTGGCCAGACCCTATGGAGACATATTTAGCACAGCCTTGGGATTGTGCATCACACCATCACGCTGTGTATATATTAAATAGAGCAACACCTTGTCCTTGGATGGCAAAGATAGGCAGTGAGTTCTATCCTGCTAAATACCATTTTACGGTCGATTATACGGAGAGTGAGATAGCCGATGACCCTGCACAGCATAAACAAAGCCATGTTCTTACCTTACTAGATGCTGGCAATTACACAGGTAACATTGTAGCCTTGCCAAACAACCGTGTTCGTGTTACTCATCCGGCATGGTTTGAGACTGGCGAAGGTCCACCAGACTTTAAACCATCGCAACATGTACATTACTCCAAGTCCGATTTAGATTATGTGTTGGACGTTAACCAAATTTTTGATAATATGTATGCAAACAAGGATGAGTAAATGGCCGTATCAGATAGCACAAACTTTGAACTCGACGTTGCGGAGTATATAGAAGAGGCTTTTGAACGTTGTGGTTTAGAGGTTAGAACAGGTTACGATCTTAAAACAGCGAAGCGTTCTCTTAATTTAATGTTAGCCGAGTGGGCTAATCGTGGTCTTAATCAGTGGACTATAGCACAAACCACACAAGCACTTACCTCTGGGACAGCGACCTATAACTTAAATGCAAATGTGATAGATGTTTTGTCCGTTGTGGTTAGACGCAGCAGCACAGACTTTGCTATGGAAAGAATTAGCAGGTCCACATATTTAGGCATTCCAACCAAAAGCACGACGGGACGACCTAATCAATTCTTTTTGGATAGACAGCTTACACCCGTACTAAAAATATGGCCTACCCCGGAGAATAGCACAGACACTATTATATTTGATGCACTGACTCGTATGGATGATGCAGACACGTTTATCAATACTATGGATATGCCCTTTCGTTTCTTTCCGTGTTTGGCTGCCGGACTTGCGTATTACATAAGTATGAAAAGAGCGCCTAATAGAACACAAATGCTCAAAGCAGTATACGAAGAGGAATTTCAACGCGCGATGACTGAGGATAGAGATAGAGCTTCCTTTAATGTAGTGCCTCAGTATGAATATTTTAGGAGTTCCTGATGCCCAAATTTGCACAAGGTAAACACGCTTACGCCATATCCGATAGATCAGGTTTTCGTTATAAATATAAAGATATGCGTAAAGAGTGGAATGGTTCTCTTGTAGGTAAAGATGAGTTTGAGCCTAAGCAGCCGCAACTTGAGCCCTTTTCAACTGTAGTTGATGCTTTAGCTTTAAAAGACGCACGACCAGATAGAACAGAACCACAGACTGTTCCTGTTGGTCCCGGTGGTTTTCCAGACAGAGGTATAGCCATACGCGCTTTTGTGTCTGTGGGACAGGTTACGGTGACAACATGAGCTTTACATTAGCTACGCTTAAAACCGCATTACAGGATTACACCGAAAACACTGAAACTACTTTTGTTAATAATCTGTCAAATTTTATTAAAGTTGCAGAAGAGCGTATTCTAAAAAATGTTCAGTTAAGTAATTTTAGAAAAAATGCCGCTGCCGCGTTTACCTCGAGTAGCGAATTTTTAGCGTGTCCTAATGATTTTTTAACTCCTTTTTCTTTAAGCTTTACCGATGCTAGTAGTAATAAAGTATTTCTCGAGTATAAAGACGTAAACTTCATACAAACATTTACGCCAAACTCTTCTACGACGGGATCTCCTCGTTTTTATGCTTTATTTGATACAGATAATTTTATTGTAGCTCCGACGCCTAGCTCAAGTTTTGCAGTAGAACTACACTATTATGGCAGGCCTGATAGTCTAACTGCCGGGGCGGATTCTGGTTCTACGTGGTTGAGTACAAACGCACCTAATGCTTTACTGTATGGAGCTTTGATGGAAGCCTACACCTTTATGAAAGGTGAGCAAGATGTTATGGCAAACTATGCCCAAAGGTTTACTGAAGCCGTTCAATCGCTTAAACTGTACGGCGAAGCAAAAGAAGTTAGTGATTACTACAGGACAGGAATGCTTACGAGGGATAACCAATAATGTTGATGGAATTACCTAAAACGCCGATTGTTAATATACAAACTACAAACAACAGAGGCTTTACGCCGGAAGAAGTAGCAGCACGGTGTGTGGATAAAATAGTTGAGGTCGGGGACAATGCTGCTCCTGAGATTAGAGATCAAGCTCGGGCTTTTAAGGCGCATCTTGAAAAAATTATTACATTTTATATGAAAGAAGCTATAAAATCAGACAGAACAACTATCTACAACGCTATTAAAGATGCAGGACATGAAAAACTTGCAGAATATATAAGGAGAATGTAATGGCCATATCACAAGCAATGTGTACAAGTTTCAAAAAAGAATTGATGGAGGCAGTGCATAACTTTAAAAATAGCGGAGGCAGCACTTTTAATTTAGCTTTGTATACATCGAGTGCAAGTTTAGGTGAAGGAACAACCGCCTACACAACTAGCAATGAAGTATCAGGAACGAACTACACAGCCAAGGGTGCATCGCTAACCCGAGTAGACCCAACAACATCAGGAACTACAGCATTTACGGACTTTTCAGATTTAACGTTTAGTAATGTGACTCTAACCGCAGCAGGGGCTTTGATATTTAATGATAGTGCCTCTGGTGATCCTTCCGTTTGTGTACTTAATTTTGGAGCGGACAAATCCGCTTCTTCTGGCGATTTTACAGTGGTTTTTCCGGCCGCTGCCGCTAGTACTGCGATTATAAGGATAGCTTAATGGCTTTAGTAATAGCCGACAGAGTTCGTGAAACAACGACGACGACAGGCACGGGCACTATTACCTTAGCAGGTGCTGTCACAAATTTTGAAACTTTTACGGCTAATCTATCTAATTCTGATACAACTTATTATGCGATTGTTGATAATACAAACGGTGCGTTTGAAGTAGGTTTGGGAACTTTTACATCTTCTGGTACAACTCTCGCTAGAACGACAATTATAGCAAGCTCAAACAGTAACAGTGCTGTAAACTTTGGCTCTGGCACTAAAGATGTGTTTATAACTATACCTGCAACCAAGATGATAGTTAAAGATGCAAGTGGAAATGTAAGTATAGATGGCGATGTCACAATTAGCGATGGCACTAATGACTTTGATGTAGCTTCCCATGACGGAACTAATGGGTTAAAGTTAGGTGGGGACATAGTTACCTCAAGTGCAACTGAATTAAACATACTAGATGGAAAGAGCTTTGTTGACGAAGATAATATGGCTTCTAACAGTGCTACAGGTATTCCAAGTCAACAGTCCGTTAAGGCGTATGTTGACTCACAGGTAACAGCACAGGATTTAGATGTAGCCTCTGACAGTGGTACTATTGATATTGATTTAGACAGTGAATCATTAACCATTGCAGGTGGTGAGGGTATAGATACATCAGCAACAGGAACTACTGTTACTATTGCAGGAGAAGATGCCACGACTTCTAATAAAGGGGTGGCTAGTTTTAGTTCTACATTTTTCTCTGTTTCAAGCGGGGCTGTAAGTTTAGCAGCAGCTCAAACAGGTATTACATCATTACTAGCTACAGACATAAAGATTGGTGAAGACGATGAAACAAAAATAGACTTTGAGACAGCTAATGAAATACATTTTTATGCCTCCAATGCAGAGCAAGTGTATGTGGCAGACGGTATATTGGGTCCACAAACAGATAGTGATGTTGATTTGGGGGCAACTGGTGTTAGGTTTAAAGATGCTTATTTAGATAGTGTAACAGTAACTGACAATGTGACTATCGGTGGTAACTTAACGGTAAATGGCACAACGACTACTATAGATACAACTAACACGGTAGTTAAAGATAGTTTACTAGGATTAAATAACGGAGCGACCTCAAACTCTAATGATAGTGGTATTATTATTGAAAGAGGTTCTACAGGCAATGACGCACTACTAATATGGGATGAATCGGCTGACAAATGGGCATTAGGTACAACAACTTCTAGTGCAGGTGATACTGGCAACCTTAATATGACAACGGGAACTCTTGTTGCTAACATAGAAGGTAACATAACAGGTGACTTAACAGGAACTGCATCAGTAGCAACAACAGTAACTATTACTGACAATGAAAGCACAAATGAAGACAATGCTATTATCTTTACAGCAGGTGGTGATGTAGACGGTGGAAACATTGGTTTAGAATCAGATGGCGATTTAACTTATAACCCTAGCACAGGAAGATTAACAGCCACACAATTATCTGGTACGCTACAAACTGCGGCACAAGCAAATGTAACATCTCTTGGAACACTAACCACCCTCACAGTAGATAACGTAATTATAAATGGTTCAACGATTGGACACACTGGTGACACAGACTTAATGACAGTCGCTAGTGGTGTACTCACCGTAGCCGGTGAAGTTGATGCTACAAGTTTAGATATTAGTGGGAATGCAGATATTGATGGAACACTAGAGGCAGATGCCATAACCGTAGATGGTACAGCACTTAACACGGTGATTGCAGGGGTCACTGTTACAAATGCAACAAACGCTGCAAATGTTTATGTTAATGAGAGTTCAGATGATAATAACACATATAACGTAATATTTTCAAATACAACAGGAGCAGGTAATGGTAATAGAGCTTTGCAGATGGATAACGGTGGTCTTACTTTTAATCCCTACACTAATCTTCTCTTTTGCCAGAACTTGCAAACAACATTGTCAACAGCAGCAGCAGCACAACCAAATATTACGTCATTAGGTACACTTACAACATTAACAGTAGACAATGTAATAGTTAATGGCACTACTATTGGTCATACAGATGACACAGACTTAATAACATTAGCAGATGGTATAGCCACAGTAGCGGGTGAAGTCTCTATGACTACACTTGACATTGGTGGCACTAATGTAACTTCAACAGCAGGTGAATTAAATTTACTGGATGGTTCAGCTAAATCCACATCATCTATTACCGTAGCTGACTCAGATGCTATAATAATAATTGATGGTACAACCACAAAGCAAATACCTGCCTCGGATATAAAAACATATGTGGGTGGTGGTTCAGGAGGTACGGATTTAAATGGCGAAGAGCTTATATTAGATGCTGATGCCGACACATCTATAACTGCTGACACTGATGACCAAATTGACATTAAAGTCGCAGGGTCAGACAAACTCAAGATAGATGCTAACTCGCATCTTGTAACAACTACAGCAGGTACAAGCAACTTTGTTCTTGGTGTTAATGCAGGTAACTCTATTGCTAGTGGTGGTAATTATAACGTGGCACTAGGAGATGAAGCAGGTACAGCAATTACTACAGGAGATGAGAATGTTTGTATAGGGTATCAAGCAGGTGATGCAATAACAACAGGAACGCAAAATGTAGCTATTGGGTCAAATGCTTTGAGTACTGAAGATGAAAATCACTATAATGTAGCTATTGGAAGAGAAGCTCTCCAAACATTGAATGGAGCAGATTATAACGTAGCAGTAGGTAGAGTAGCAGGTAAATCACTGACTACAGGGGGTCAAAATACTCTTGTAGGTGCGAACTGTGGAGACACTATGACCACTGGTGCTAGGAATGTTGCTATGGGTTATGGATCATTAGACGATAATGTATTAGGTCAAAGAAATGTAGCAATCGGTTATTTGGCACTAAAGTCATGTGCACCTACAGCAGAAGCACAAGGTGTTGAAAGCTTTAATACAGCAGTAGGTTATGAAGCGGGTATGGATATTACAACAGGTGTGCATAACACTTTTATAGGTGCAAGTGCAGGAGATGATGTTACTACAGCAAATAGATGCACAGTTGTTGGTTATAATAATAATACTAGCAGTAACACAACCTATGACGAGATTGTTATAGGAAATAACGTAAATGGAAATGGAAATAGTTCTTTTACTTTTGGTACAGGTAGTTCAGATAGTGCCATAGCAAATGGTGCTACTTCTATATCTGCACCTTCTGACCAAAGATATAAAGAAAGTATAGAAACATCTACAGCAGGACTTGGATTTATAAATGATTTAAGACCAGTAACTTTTAAATGGAAAATGGAAAAAGACGTACCAACTGACCACAGGGCGTATGTTGAAGGTTCTGAAAAAAGAGTTATGAATGCTAAAGACGACTTATATCATGGGTTCATCGCTCAAGAAGTTAAGACAGTAGTAGACAATCACGCAGAGGTAAAAAACTACGATGAATTATGGTCTGAGAATGTTGATGGCAGACAGCGTTTAGCTCCTGCCTTTTTAATACCAATGCTCACTAAAGCTATACAAGAGCTATCAGCAAAGAACGATGCACTAGAAGCTCGTATTAAGACGTTGGAGGACGGTTAATATGCTTGGCTTTCATTCCATATCAGAAGTAGCATTTGCACATCTACCTAATGTGTTTATTCATCCATCAAGTATATCTGCAAATGCAGTAGTGGATTCAACTAATCCAACCGTTAATTCTGACGCAAATGTTTCAGCAAGTGAATTAGGAAGTGTATCAGCAACAATGACACTAGGAGATTTAGCTAGTGTAACAGGAACAGCTAATATTACTTTAGATGGAATTTCTGTTACACTTTCATTAACATCTGTTATAGTATGGGGTAAGATTATTCCTGCTCCGGGAACGTCTTACACGGCTATAACGCCATCGAGCAGCCCAACGTGGACCGAAAAAACCACGGGTGTCTCGCAGACTTGGACAGAAGTAGCATAAGAGGTAAGATATGGGATCAACATATACAGATAATGGTGGCATAGAAAAGATCGGTCTTGGTGAACAAGCCGGTGCTTGGGGCACCACAACAAACAATAACTTTGATATTATAGACAGGCTTGTAAATGGCGTCGGATCAATAACCTTATCAGGCACGACACACACGCTTACTACCAGTGACGGTAGTTTGTCAGATGGTATGTTTAAGGTTTTGGTATTAGCCGGCTCGCCCTCAGGCACAAACACAATTACAATAAGCCCAAATAATGCAGACAAACTATATTTTGTGAAAAACGGATCTGGACAAAGTGTTATTTTTACACAGGGGACTGGAGACAATGTAACTATAGCTAACGGAGATTCTGCTATTATATTTGCGGATGGTACAGGTGATGCAGCAAACGTTACTAATCTATCGGGCTCTTTTAAAACTAAAGGTCTTACCACTTCTTCTGGCGATATCACCCTTGATGCGGCCGGAGACATTGATATTGATGCAGGTGGAGGAGATGTAAAAATATCTGATGATGGCACTGAGATATTACGAATTACGAACTCTTCTAGCGATGTGATTATTAGACCTGTTGTTGATGAAAAAGACATAATATTTCAACAAAGAGATGGAACAGAGGTTGCTAGAATAGAAGATAACGGCACGTTTAACGTGGTTACAGGTAAACTCGCGATTAATGCCACGGCTATATCATCTACCGCAGCGGAGCTAAACAAGTTAGACGGAGATACATCTAATGACTCATCTATAACCGTAGCTGACTCAGATGGCATACTTGTTGATGATGGGGGTGAAATGAAAAAAGTACCTGCAAGCGATATTAAGTCATATATTATGCCTACTGGTGCAGTGTTGCCTTATGCAGGGTCATCTGCTCCAACAGGATTTTTGTTATGTTATGGACAAGCTGTTTCACGATCTACCTATGCAGCTCTTTTTACGGCTCTTGATGACGGTGCTACCTATGGAACAGGTGATGGGTCTTCTACTTTTAATGTGCCAGATTTGCGAGGAAGAGTTGTCGCAGGTCAAGACGACATGGGAGGCTCGTCAGCTAATAGACTTACCGATCAAACTGGTGGTCTTAATGGTGATACATTGGGAGACACAGGAGGTTCTGAAACGCATACATTGACAACAGCCCAGATGCCAGCGCACACGCACACAGTTACTGCACATGAAAATCCCGGTGGTACTGGTGACTCTAACGGTTCTGAAGGTGGTGATTCTAGTTACGACAGATCATCAACAACATCTAGCACTGGTGGTGGAGGCGCACACAACAACGTACAGCCCACAATAATCTTAAACTATATTATTAAAACATAAGAGAATATTATGCCTTTAACGTCATTAAGGTTCAAGCCCGGAATAAACAGAGAGGCAACGTCATATTCTAATGAGGGCGGTTGGTTTAACGGCGATAAAATACGGTTTAGGTTTGGAAACGCAGAGAAAATAGGCGGGTGGTCCACGTACAGCGACAATACATTCTTAGGCACCTGTCGTGCTCTTTTTAGTTGGGTCGCGCTTGACGGAACAAACTTCTTAGGTGTTGGTACAAATCTTAAATATTATATAGCGAATGGAGGTGTATATAATGATATAACACCTATACGAGACACCACTGCCGCCGGTGATGCGACGTTTTCTGCATCAAACGGAAGTACAATTATTACTGTAACCGAAGCCGCTCATGGTGCTTTGTTAAATGATTTTGTTACATTTTCTGGCGCAGTTTTGTTAGGCTCAGGCGGTGTTGTGTCGGCAACTGTGTTAAACAAACAACATCAAGTTTCAAATGTTATTAGTAATAATTCTTATCAGATAGATGTTGCGAGTTCTATGAATACAACCGCTATAAACGTTAGTGGTGGTATAAACGCCTCTGTTACCTCTGTGATTGTGGATGATACAAGCTCTTTTCAATCAGCAGGAACCCTAAAGATAGGAGATGAACTAATTACCTACACGGGTAAAACTGTTTCTGGTAGTACACACACCTTTACCGGATTAAGTAGGGGTGCTTTAAGCACAACAGCAGCCGAACATGAGGACGATGCTACAATTACAGAAATGCCTAACTCTTCGGATAGTGGTAATGGTGGATCGGCAACAGTCGCTAAATATGAAATTAATACGCGACTTGATACTAACTTTTTTGGCACAGGTTGGGGTGCCGGTGTGTGGAATGGTGTTGATACATCGGACTCAATAACCACCTTAGCAGAGGCCTTAGACGCTTCTGAAACAGAAATTGATGTTACCAGTGCTACGGGTATAGATGATACAGATTTTATAAGTGTAGAAGATGAGCTTATGCGTGTGGATAGTCAAAGTTCTAATACGCTTACTGTTATACGCGGTCATGGGGGCACAACAGCCGCTACACATTTAAATGGTCTGGCTGTTCGTCTACGAAAAGGTAATGCTATTGCTGCTGAAGATACTGTAACGCTTATAAACGACGGTAGCGGTTTGACAGCAGTGGCTACCACCGTCACTGTAGATTCGGCCGCTAATTTTGCAAGCAGTGGTCACATTAAGATTGGTGATGAAATTATCGAATACACCGGCACAACATCAACAACTTTTACAGGGCTAGTACGAGGGTCATTTGCGACTACAGCAACCACTCATGCCGATAACGCAGCAGTGTTTGAAGCAAACTTTGGTTGGGGTATGCCGGCTACTTCTACCGTTGCCGGGTCAAATTTGTCTAATTGGACACATGATAATTTTGGCGAAGACCTTTTACTAAATGTTAAAAACGGCGGTATTTATTATTGGGATAGAACATCCGGTATTGCAGCGAGAGCCATAGAACTTAAAGACGTTCCAAATTCTGTTCTTGCCCCAACCGTAGCAAAACAGATTATGGTATCGGATCAAAGCCGCCACATAATCGCTTTTGGTTGTGATGGTGAAAGCTCTATTGGCACTCAAGATCCTCTGTTGATTAGGTTTGGATCACAAGAAAGTCTTATAGATTTTCAAACATTACCCACAAACACAGCGGGAGAGCTTCGGATATCTACGGGTTCTGAAATAGTTGTGGCTATACAAACCAAACAGCAGATACTGGTTTATACCGATGTATCTCTACACGGTATGCAGTTTTTAGGTGATCCTTTTACGTTTGGTCTTACGGAGATATCGCGTAATATTACGATTGCGGGACCTAACGCTGCGATTGCTGTTAATGACTTTGTGTTTTGGATGGGCTCAAAAGAGTTTTATGTATACGGTGGTACTGTGCAGAGATTACCGTGCACCGTGTTGGACTATGTATTTAGTGATTTTAATCGGGATCAGATAGGAAAAGTTTATGCAGGTCATAATAGTTCATATGGTGAGGTATGGTGGTTTTATCCATCAAAAAACAGCGCAGTCAACGACAGATATGTTATATACAACTATCAAGAGAAACTTTGGTATTTTGGCAACCTTGCACGCACAGCATGGGTAGACAGAGGTATAAACCAATACCCGATAGCCGCGAGCACTGACAATAAGTTGTATTATCACGAGTTCGGGCAGGACGATGGTAGCACAAACCCTCCTTCTGCTATCTCCGCCAACATAGAGTCAAGCCAAATGGACATAGGCGATGGCGAAAAATTTACCTTGGTACGGCGTGTTCTGCCCGACATCACGTTTAGAGATAGTGAGACTCAAACACCAAAGGTTAATATGGTTGTAAAAGCGCGTAATTTTCCGGGGGTCACGTTTAACGAAACAACAAGCAAAGAGGTGTCGCGTTCTGTTTCCACCCCTATTGAGTTATTTACCGAGCAGCTTCATGTGCGCTTGAGAGGTCGTTCCTTTGCCTTTCGTATTGAAAGTGATACAACAGGTGTTATGTGGAGATTAGGAACACCTAGAGTAGATATAAGACCGGATGGACAACGCTAATGAGTTCACGTAATTTACCTGTCCCATATTTTCCCAATCCTCCGGAGATCTACGAACAAAATTATTTTTCAGAGATAGTTAGATCTTTTTCTTTATACGTTCAACAGGAAAGAAACCCCGGCGAATCACGGGCCACGAAGATGACTTTGACTAATCTACCTTCTTCAGACCAAGGTTTAGAGGTTGGTGCCTTGTTTGAATTTGGTGGATTTGTTAAGATAACTAAAGCAGAAACACCACATTGCGCTAGTAATTCTGCCACAAGTGGGTTA